TTTCAGAGAAATCGCTCATTGTCAAACTATCCTGAATGACATTTTGCAAGACAACCATGAGACTGGAGATGTTGTATGCAGGCGACCAACCAGAACCTTTAACCGTTGCCCATTCGTCATGAACACCGGCAAAGTTTCCCAAAAGATCGAGACAAATGACGAACTTCCCATGCAATAGTTTGTCGGTGTCGTTGATGACATAGCTCGCTCCCTCGTTGTAGGGAAACTTTACAGAGAAGCCAACATTTGGTGCGACGGTGGGATACGATGCTGGAAACTCGACTAGAAAATGCAATGGGAAGGTGATGTCTTCTCCACCTTTGAAAACATGAATTTCAATTACACAGTCAAACAATGTCATATTGTCTTCTCTTTGTCTCATTCCGCAGTAAGGAACCGGTGCGGACTCAAAATCTTTGAGTTCTTTCGCAAGACGTTTGAATAACGCTGACATGGAAGATGTTTTTTGAGTGCTACTGAAAAATGAGTTTCAAATTATGACGATTGTGACGATTGTGACAAGTAGAACAGGATCATTATGATCATAAACGAAATCATGATATATAGTCATAATTGATTTATACATGGTACCAACCGTTGTCACAATTTCAGACGAAATGGTAAAACCAAGTGTCAAACACAAAATCATTGCAAAGAAGAAACGAAGTCGCGGCAAGCCTCACACACAGATTCAAAAACATGACAAACCGAAGCAATTATCAGAAAAACAATTCTTCGAGATTGTCCCACAATTCAATTTCAATGACAGAGAGTTCATCTTTGATTGCGTCACGAATGGTTTGTCAAAAGCGTTTAGTCTGGCGGATAAAGCGATTAAGAAGGACAAGGATTTCATTTTAACTCTCTTGTCCACCCGAAAACTTGATTTTTTCTTCCACGTCGATAAGACCCTTCAATTGAATTCGGAATTCATGCTGCAATGCATCCGAAAAAATGAAGCAGTGATTCAATTTGTCCTCCCTGCCTTGCTTGAACATGATGATTTTGTAAAAACGGTTTTCCCGCTTTGCTTCTCCGATTCTTCTTTCAAAAAAATCGAACCATGCATCCAAAAAAATAGAGGATTGGGAGTTGCTTTGTTTACTGTGCGACCAGATCTCTTTTTAAAAGCACCGAAGTACATGCAAGTTTGTGATACTTATGCGCTTGAAGCAGTCAAATTCAATCCAGTAATTTTTCAGACGTTTGAAAAAATTTGTGAAGATCATTTATCAAATCTTACAATTGGAGAGGTGGCTGTCAGAGGAGACCCCTTTAATATCCGATTTGTCAAACAACCTTTTGATAATGAATATGAGTATGTTGGTTTCTTAGTCGAAATGGCAAATGAAATACCAGATTGCCTTCAGCACTTACACAAATGGCAAAAATTACTTTATGAAAACTACAATGGAATGTTTAGCGAGTAGTCGTTGGTTGTATCATGAAAAGTTTGTGACTAGTCGATTTTTTTTCTATCGAAAAAGCGGTTTGTAAATATAATCAGTGGAAAAGAAAACTTCTATAAAAATACACTACTATGCCCCGTTCCCATCCTTTCCCATATAAATAAATAAAGCTTTAAGACGCCAGGAATGTAAACACTTTCTTAGGATTATAAATCTGAGGCGCTATCAGGACAAATTTTACCGATAGAATAATAGTGTATCTTCGCGGATGTCCTGCTGCTTGCTTAGCCTCATATTTGTTTACTTTAGAAACTCCAAGTACATTTCAGATTTTCACATGTTATTGTCACAAAATTCAAAGAACCAGTCGTCATACAATCCACCTTCTGACAATCGAATTGGGTGATAATCTTTTGGTTCATAATGGAAAGGATTCATGTTTTCAAGTCGGTTTATTTCTTCTTGGATTTCTATATATCTCAGAACTTTACGATCTTCTTCAATAGATTTCCTTGAGAGAATCCTGGATGAGGTATTGTTCAAATGAGAATCTGCATAAACATAGCGCTCGTCAAATCCTGAATTCATTTCTTTGAAATTGGAGGAATTAGGTATCGGCTGAATTGCCAAGAACCGTAGCAGGTAGAGAAATATTTTCATCTTATTATGAGCTGTAGAATTTTATGAACTAAAATAATTAGTGTCTTAGAAGCTTGAAATTTAGTGGTTTGAAAGTAAAAAATCATCAATGTCAACGTATAATTTTGAAAATTGTGTAAGTTTCCATGAAAATGTTTGGTTTTTCTATATTCGTACATTACCATGGCTGCCCCCCCCCCGATTTTATTTCAATATATGCACCATGTAGTAGAGGAGGTTTTTCAAAGAGGTCTTGAAAATTCTGACATGTAATTTTTATCGTATTTATATATTATAAATATTGCGTTCTAAAATGTCCTCCTCGAAAAAAAACATTATCGGATCGAAAGCGTTGAGTCTGAAATCAAAAAAGAAGGGGATAATCTCCTTACCAGAAGTGAGTAAAAAAAGAATTTCCGATGCAACCATTCCCTACAGTGCGTTAATCAAATGGTCTAAACACGTCATGAAAGAGTTAGGTTGGATCATTCTCTCTATACATGGATACGCTAAACCATACAGGAAAGAAGAGTATCTGCGAGAGCTCGATGAACTAATCAAACACGTGGATGTCAAAAAAGTTTTCTCTGCCGTGGATGAAGAAGACAGGGGATGTCTTCTGGAGGAATTGACGGATTACAGAAAAACTGTCACTGCCATTCTGAATGGTAAAAAGTCTCTATCTGATTTATATGCATCCAACAAGATTGCAAATGCGACCAAATCATCGATCCAGAGTGAAATAAATGTTCGTCCTTTTATGTTTTTGAAATGTGAACATGACCATATTTTCAAGAAGTTTGGATGGGTTGTCAAAGCATTGATTGATAAAGAATCGCATAAAATTCTTCATTATCGAGAGCATGTCGATTTCGTGATCCAACTTCTTGCTGCTAAATTGGCATCTTTTGCGAAATTCGGCAGCGATGCCCATACCGAAGATAAAAGACAAGATATTAAGAACATGCATGATAATCTCATAGTGTTTCGAAGTATCGTGATGTAAGCTATTGGGTCATGATGGCTCTTAATTTCATCATTAAAAATAAAAACAATGCAAAACTTTTCAAGTGAGCCCGGACCAGTTATTAAAAAGGCGAGGGTCGAATCATTGAGCCTGAAATCGAGACAAAGTTCGAGCAAAAATGCGAAAGATAGTTGTGACGTGACGTTTTTCACCGGATGTCAAAATGGTAATCTTTGTTAATCCAGAGAGAATGCAGAGTGAGGATATTGTCGTGGCTTGGTGTGAAGAAGTATACTTATGTAAAAGGATTTTGAGTTCCCTTAAGAGGAATTATGCCGCAATAGCTATCATACTACATACTAAATATATAACAGACGATGTGTATACAGTTTACACGATTTGCTATACGTCTGCGTCAGCGTCTAAATTTGAGTCAGAACTTCACATAACATAATAGTATGCAGATTATTGATACTTTTCTGAGAAGCGTACAAGTGGAATAGACCGGAATCAACAATCTTTTATCAGGATTCGGAAAACAGAATAGCGGCGTTGTCTTCCAAGCAAGTTCGTCTTGGTAACGTTCTTGTTGAAGCCAATCCCGAGCGCTTGTCAGAACCATCATCTTTGATTTTCCGACCCTGCAAATCAGACGAGGAGGGTGAGAGTGTGCACACCTCCAAGCGCACTGACGTCGGTAACTCCATCGCAAATCTTGAGGGTGAGAGTGTGCACGCCTCCAAGCGCACTGACGTCGGTCACTCCATTGCAACACACGAGGGTCAGTGAAGTCAACCAGGACCACCAACCAGGACCAAAACTGTAAAAAAAAAAGTAACTGTTGATTTTTTTTGTAAAAAAATATATATAAATATATATTAATGACGGATTAAAATACATATAAAAATATACAAATATATTGAGACAATAAAAATCGGCCTTTAGACGTCTCCAAATTCAAATTTTGATATCTTAGATCGTAGAAAACCATACGATAAAGCCATATCATCAAAACCGCGGTTCAAATTCTCGACTCACAACTTAACTTTCAGTCCTTTAAGTAAAAAGGGAAAAACGAATGGTCATTTTAAATTAATCAACTTTCTTTGGATGGCGAATTTTCCTGATCCATGATCTCTAACCAAAAGGTATTTTAAGCACATTCAAACTGCCCTCGACAAGGGCATCAAGTTTAAAAAATTATTAACGCACATTTTATTAAATAGTTTAGCTGGTCGTAGATTGTGCCTCGGCGGTTACCTGAATTATCTGCAAATTAGAAATGGCGTCGAAGTGGGCCACGGAATCACATTACGAGGGATGAGGGCTACTTGGAATCCACAAGAGCATGTATGAAGAGCTTAATCAACCTTCAGGACTTCTTTAATAGCGACGAAGCGACCGCTCGGTAAAAATTTTGTTACTACATAAATAATTTTTTCTTTTGAGTTCACAATGCTTACTATAGAAGCTCATCTGCGGAGGTTGCTTCATCGTGGACTTGATACATATATCGCGGGCCAGACATGTGCCTCAGCTTTATTCAAATTCTTTATTTCAAAAGACTTGGAATATGATGACTAGCAAAGGCTTCGAAGTTCCCGATTGCTATGATATTGGGCTCTGGATATGATCAAATTTTGGACTTTGGGCTGTATTATTTGGGGGGCAACTCGCCAATTGTCTCACGCTTTATTAATTATCAGAAAGGTATACGTATAGATAGCGTTCTCGAAGTGTCTGGATACGCATAAAGCCCTTACGGGCTGCAGTTGTTTTGAAAACGTTGAATTTTTTAAATGTGAGCGTGGAACTTTGCTTTGCCGGCTTGGGCGATTTCTATTAATATTGCTAACATAATTACAATTTAGTCGTGAAATATCCGTATAACTTAGTTAACTAGGTAGTAATAAAGTAGTTTCAATTAATCAGATCAGCATCATTTACGATTTCATACTCAAAATATAAGAATTTATGAGGTAGCTTTAAGTGGTCCTGGTTGGTGGTCCTGGTAGACTTCACAGTGTGTGCACACCTCCAAGCGCACTGACGTCGGTCACACCATCGCAAAACTCGAGGGCAAGAGTGTGCACACCTCTAAGCGCACTGACGTCGGTCAATCCTGAGCAACCATTGAGGGTCAGTGTGTGCACACCTCCAAGCGCGCTGACGTCGGTAACT